GTTTTTATCCTCTCCCGTTTTTTGCATGGTGTATTGTTTTTTTGTTCTTGTTTCAAAATATCATTTTAACACTTGATGTATTTTTGGTCATTCATCCCGATTTATTAATTTGTTACCAAATTTTGGGTACATCTACCACTTATTATAAGACACCCTAACGATATTTTTCCATGTTCTGTTTCTCTCTTGATCTGCAATTATGTTAATAATATCATTCTTACTTTTAACGATACACTTGTACCCAATTTTTGATAACAACTTGCATACTACCCGTGGGAACTACACGTAAACCCCCACGTTTTTAATCTCATCGTCTAGTTCCCTGACTAGTTCATCGGAAACGGTCACGCCCGCTTTGGTTGCCACGTCTTGTATTTTCTTCTTTAATCGAGTGTAGCTTTTCCGGTCATCAAAAACTTTAGCCTCTTTCAATTCTTCCATGAAAGCCGCTATTTGTGTCTGGTCGCTCTGGTTGATAAGACGAGCAACCAACACGTCAAAAGCATCTGAAACGGTTTTAATCTCGCTCATAATATCTGTTTTTACTTGGTTCAACTTGGATATTGCAAAATAGTTTTCTTGGTATTTTTTCACCATCAGGCGGTAAAACCCGTTTTCTGATAGGGTTGAGGCAACAACCTCCGGCACGTTCATTTGTTGTGGTAGTCGCCCGTTAAACCTCATTTCATACTTTAACAAGTTGGCATCGTCAAAGCCATCAGGCAAAACCATCCCTTTAACCCCTGCATCGGCTTTCTTGTCATAGAAAGCTAGTACCTTGTGTTGACGTGGGCTTTTGGGCTTGTAGTAAAGCGTTCCCACGTCAAAATGATACCTTAGCAACTTTGGTGTGTCTCCCAATTTTGAAAGGTAACTCTCTACCGGGTGTCTCATCACAAAAACTTGCCCAAATTCCATGCTTGTAACCCTAGCATCGGAAACATCCAAATGCAGACAGTCTGATAGCTTTGTTATCGCTTGTCTCGTCCCGTGCCTGTCTAACGGGTAAATGTTGTTTGGATAAATAAACTTTGCCAAACTCCCTATTATAGAGATTCCACCCGTGTAAACAGACACTTTCAACCCCTCTAGGCTACCAAAAGTGCAAACCTCTCCCGTTTCATGATCCACGTGATCTTTTGCTTTATCAAGGAAATTACTAACATCGGGGGTGTCCCTTGTCCTCATCACCCATAACTTCACCTTGTCGTACATTGTTACCAAATTTTGGGTACAAGTTACATATTACCGGGTCTGGGTTTCCACCCGTTTTGCTTGCTCCCTTAAAGCCTTTATCGCCTCGTCAAAACCTCCTATCATGAGTTGTTTGCAATATGAAGCGATCAATACTTTTGCTCCCTCTAGTACAATCAACTCTATAATATCGGGTTTGATTTGATCTTTGGTCGTTGTCGCTGTTTTATCTTGATGAATAATGAAGAGAAAACCGTCATCCCGGTATTCAAAAAACGGATTAGACTTTTTATCTTTAGAGTAGTTTTTGTCTGCCAGAGGATAACCATAAGCGTAACCGCTTAGTTTCCCATTAATGAAATACTCTTTTAACCCAGTAAAATTGAGGCTGTTTTTAGCCTGTAATTTCATAGATGGGGCGTTGTCTTTCTTGCTGCCGCTATCCTTGCTCACCTGTAAATACATTGATACCTTGCCGTCCCTGCCTGTTATTTTTTCCATCGGTGGGTAATACCCCGCCTCGGTTGTTATTACGTATTTGGGTATTTTCCCGGATCCCGTGCAATCTTCCATTTTGGCGTAATAACGTATATTGGGAGTGATCATAGCGTGCCTCCCTTCTGTTTACCCGTTACAACGTAGTTAACCGCTTTTTGCCCCGTCTCTTGTTGCGTGGCAACCCGGTTCTGTTTCATCCACGCCTCTAACTCTATCCGGTCAAAGTAGATTTGCTTGCCGTTGGGCTTGTAAAATGGTATCTGGTGGGTACACGTTAGGCGGTACAGGTGTGATTTACTTAACCCTGTCAATAACGCTGCATCTTCCAATGTTAGCACGTTTTTAGCGGCCAACAATGAATAGACTAAAATTTGATCTATCTTTTCTTCCATTGTCTTTCATTTTGTGACATTGGAACTATGTACACTTGCCCCTCTGCCTGTTAAACATGGTGCAAACATAAACATGAAAATCAAATGTATAGCAATCAATAAAATAGCACTTAATAGCCACTTTGTTTGTGTCTATTAAATGCTACTAAATGCTTCTTTTAAAGTCCACTAGCTGGATAACAGGGCTTGCTTCATGCCATCTATCTCATCGTTGGTAAATCTATTATTCTCATTGATATATTTATTGTAGTTGCTTCTATTTCCAATGTTGCCAAACTCATCTTCTACAGCCTTGAAAGTGGGTTTTGTTATCCAGCCGATTTGTATCGCTACTTTCATTATCAAAGCTACCTCTTTGCCTTTTTTCCCGTTCATAACATCGTGTAAAGTCTGGAGCTTATCAACGTTTTGCAAGCAATCTCTAAATGTTTTACTTTGTCGCCCCCGTTGGGTTACTTTATCTTGTTTACTTAGTAAATCATTCTCATCAGTCGTTTTTATGTCACTTGTGGATTTTTTCAACATCCTTTTGGCTCCATTCTCTCCATCAACAATAAAGCTACAATCTGTTTGTTTTTCAAAAAGGCTATTTTGTACAATTTTCCCTACTTCAGTTGAATATAGATAGTCACAAAGCGGTTTAAGCCTCTTTTTATCATTCTCTCCCCATCTAAAATAGCAAAAACTTATTTCTTTTTTCATTAGCTGTTCCCCTATCCATTGAACAAGGCTACACGCTTCATTATAACCGTTATCACCCTTTTTCAAGTCCACATTTTCAAACCATTTTACAAGCCCCTGTAATAACAGTATTTGCAGAAGCAGTCCAAATCCCGGTATATCATCCAGCCCTTTTAAAGTCTTTGATATGTGGTTTCTTATTTTGTTGGGCTTATCTGTGTTATCCCTAATGAAACATATCAAACTCTTTATAACTTTCAAATAATATTCCCTTATTGTGTCATTTTCCAGCACACTATCCACAACTCCATAGTTTTGTAAATCCCTATAAAGAGGCTCTAAACTACACTTAATCCCATAGGCTTCTATATCAAACCATTCATCTAAACTTTCATCTTCTTCTGGAATGTCGGTTATGTTACCATATAGTCCTTTTCCCTCTTTAGCATCGGTTTCAAGTATTGGATTTATCACGTTATCCATTATTTCTTTTGGTGCCAAAATCCTTATCGGTACAAATTGCCACTCGTTAGGACTATGTGGCTCTTCTTGTATCTTTTCATGTTGTTGCATCGCAAAGATTTCTAAACCTTTAGCCTGTATCTTCTTTCCCTCAATCATTATTTGATTGTTTCTTTTGAAAGCCTTGCAAAAAGCCTCATCGTTGCTATGTCCTGTTATTTCAAGTGCCTTATTTATTATATCTTCATTCTCGGTATAAGGGTGTTGAGGCGTAAATGTTTCTTCCATTCCATCTAATACCTCAAAGACTTTAGCAAAACCCTCTCTTGGTAGTTGCTCTTGTTCATCACACAAAGCCTCAAATCTGGCTTGAAGTTCTTCAAGTGTCTGTTTTTCTACCTTTTTATCCATATCGCTACCCACTTTATTTGTTAAACACATCATTTACAAGGTTCACCGCCTCGTCTTTTTTCTTATCCACGATCTTAGCGTAAATCTGGGTGGTTTTCACCTGTGTATGCCCTAGTAACTTGCTTGTCGTGTACAAATCTGCCCCCAACGTGAGCATCATTGTGGCAAATGTATGACGGGCAGTGTGGGAACTCATTAGCATAGCAACATCAAATAGAACAGCGCGTTAGAAACATAATCTGTTAGAAATGAGCTACATTTCATTATCTGGCACACCTTTCTGAAACGGATTCAGACGGAATGCCGAATCGGTTCCGTTTCTTAACCGTTAACAGGTTGTTTCGGAAACCTGCCGTGTTAACCGGATGATTGAAAAAAGTTCTCCGACGGGTTGTTTTTCTATGATACTCAGTATTTTGCGTAGCGATGAACGCTTACATTCATAATAACTTTGCACTCAAAAAAATGTAGGCGTATGAAAATTGAGAAATTCAAGGTCTTGCTGTTTTTGAAGAAGACCGAACCCGACAAGTCGGGCAAAGCTCCCATCATGGGACGCATCACATTGAACCGGACGGTGGCGCAGTTCAGCACCAAGCTCTCGTGCACGCCCAAGCTGTGGAACGTGCGTGAAAACCGTCTGGAAGGAAAGAGCCGCGAGGCGGTGGAGACCAATGCGAAAATCGAGAAACTGCTGCTGGCCATCCATGCGGCATTCAATGAATTGCAGGAACGGAAACGCGATTTCGGCGCTGCGGACGTGAGGAACCTTTTCCAGGGAAGCATGGAAACCCAGATGACCCTGCTCCGGCTGTTCGACCGGCACATCGAGGAAACGAGGGAGCGCATCGGCATCGATGTGTGCGCGTCCTCCATGAGCACCTACCATTATGCGCGGAAAACGCTCGGCGAGTTTGTCAGGAAAAAATACAAGGTGAAGGACATCGCCTTCGGTGCGTTGAACGAACAGTTCATTCGGGAATACCAGTCCTATATCGAAGTAAAATGCGGGTATTCCAACCAGACCTCACGGCATCATCTGGCCCTGCTGAAACGGATCTGCCGGATAGCGTACAAGGAAGGGTTCTCCGAGCGGTACCATTTCCTGCATTTCAAGATACCCAAGCAGAAGGAGACCACCCCGAAGGCGTTGAGCCGCGAGGACTTCGAGAAGCTGCGTGACTTGGAAATCCCGGAAAAGCGCCGCTCCCTCGTCCTTACGAGGGACCTGTTCCTGTTTGCCTGTTATGCCGGAACCGCCTATGCGGACACCATATCCATTACCCGCGAGAACCTCTTCACCGACGATGAAGGCAGCCTGTGGTTGAAATACCGACGGAAAAAGAACGAACTGACGGCGCGCGTCAAACTGCTACCCGAGGCCATTGCCCTGATAGAGAAATACCGGGACGATTTGCGGGAGACCCTGTTCCCTAACCAGCTGTACAGTACGCTTCGGGCGAACATGAAAATCCTGCGCGTGCTGGCCGGACTGACGACCGAACTCGTCTATCATATGGGAAGGCACTCGTTTGCCTCGCTTGTCACGCTCGAAGAGGGCGTGCCCATCGAGACCATCAGCAAGATGCTGGGACATAACAATATAAAGACGACCCAGATCTATGCCCGAGTCACCCCGAAAAAGCTGTTCGAGGACATGGACCGCTTCATTGAGGCGACCAAAGACCTTGAACTGGTTTTATGAGAAAGGGTTGTAAAAACGAGATTGGAAAAAAATAAATGTAGAACATCAGCTAAAATGAACCATCATGCGTAGCACTTTCAAGATATTGCCCTATATCAATAGGAAAAGAATCAAGTCCGACGGCACGACCGCCGTCCTTTGCCGTGTGTCCATCGACGGCAAAAGCATCCTCATCACGACCGGCATCTTCTGCCGTCCGGAGGATTGGAACAGCCAGACGGGAACCATCCGCCAGCCCCGCGAGAACAACCGCCTCGCAGAATTCCGCCTGAATCTCGAACGGGCTTATGACCGCCTCCTGAAAGAACAGGGCGCAGTCAGCGCCGAACTGCTGAAAAACGCCGTGACAGGTGTGGCGACCATTCCCCAGACCCTTCTCAAAGGCGGCGAAGCGGAGCGGGAACGGCTCAGGCTGCGTGCCGAACAAATCCATTCGACTTCCACGTTCCGGCAGTCGAAGACCACGCAGCTCAACCTGCAACAGTTCCTCCAGTCCCGTGGCCTGGAGGACATCGCCTTTTCCGACATCACGGAGGAGTTCGGCCATTCGTTCAAACTGTTCCTGAAAAAGGAACTGGGTTATGCCTCCGGGCATGTGAACCACTGCCTGTGCTGGCTGAACCGCCTTATCTATATTGCGGTGGATGAGGGCGTGCTCCGGTGCAACCCCTTGGAGGACGTGCATTATGAGAAGAAGGACCCGCCCAAGATGCGCCACATCAGCCGCAGCGAGCTGAAACGCCTTATGGCCACGCCGATGCCGGATCCCAAGGTGGAGCTGGCCCGCCGCATGTTCATCTTCTCCTCGCTGACCGGTCTGGCGTACGCGGACGTGTATAACCTGTACCCCCGACACATCGGCAAAACTTCTGAGGGCAGGCTCTATATCCGCAAGCCGAGGGAAAAGACCGAGGTGGAGACCTTCGTCCCCCTGCACCCGGCCGCTCGGCAGATTCTGGAACTGTACAATACCACGGACGACACCCGTCCCGTGTTCCCCCTGCCCAAGCGGGACATCCTTTGGTACGACATTCACGGGCTGGGTGTCATGCTGGGCATCCAGAAGAACCTTTCCCATCACGCCGCAAGGCACACCTTCGGTACCCTTTTGGTCTCCGAGGGCATTTCCATAGAAAGCGCGGCGAAGATGATGGGCCATGCCGACATCAACAGCACCCAGATTTATGCGCAGATTACCGACTGCAAGATATCGAAGGACATGGACCGTCTGATGGAACGGCGCAACAGCCGGAACGAAATGCCAATGGATGAATAACAAAAAAGTCAGGAATCATGGAACGTTACATTATCACTTTGGACGAACACGGCACACTTCACGTGCCGGATGTTTCCGCAACAGCCATCTGGATGAATGAACCGGAACTGATGGAACTGTTCGGCGTGGTTGCCCTCACGCTCCGGGCGGCGATAAAGGCCGTGTACAAGAGCGGCATCCTGAATCCCGGCGAAGCGGAACGTCGTGTCCGCCAAGCGGACGGGTACGGGATGGACGTGCTGTACGGCCTCCCGTTGGTCATTGCCCTTGCCTTCCGCCTTCATACCTGCGGGGCAAAACGTCTGCGAGAACGGGTCATCGGAAAATTCACTTGCCACGGTGGACGGAATACCGCCCGCCTGTTCATCTTTCCGGTCAGTCCGCATTGGCAAATGGTGCGGAATTGACCGTATTATCAACTCACGCACAATAAAGCGGCGCATCATGAGAGGATTATCTCCCGTGATGCGCCGCTTTCGTACATTCCTACAGGTGGCCGGGTCATTTGCAAGTGTTTTTTGCAAATACCGGAAAGGGTGGTCCACTTTTCAATGCGTACACGACTTCTACCGCCACCTACATTTTTCCCATGTCCTTCTCAGGTTCCGATACGGAATGCCTCCCGATAACCCTCCATCAGCAGCCGTTCGATATCCGACTCCCGGTACAGGATTTTCCCTCCCAGCTGGATATAAGACATGCGCCCCGCATCCCGGTATTCCTGCAATGTCCGGCGGCAGGTCTTCAACAATTTGGCCACTTCCCGGTCTGTCAGGTAGCGTTCCCCGCCCAATACGGGGCGGTAGTTTTCGGCCAATAATTCAATGTGGTCCAATGCGTGCTCCAGCATTCTGAACAGCGCGGCCATCTGTCCGCTTTCCCTTGTCATCAATTCGTTCATTGTCAGTCTGATTTAAGTGATACTCATTTAACCTTCCTCAAATAGTTTTTCCTTTCAAGGCCGCCAGGGTGCGGCGTTCCTCCACCAGCGGCACGATGCGCCGCACGTCCTCCGCCCGGTAGAACATCTTGCGCACAATCTGTGAGTAAGCCAGCGTGCCGTTGTCGCGCAGCGTCTGCAAGGTGCGCGGGCTGATTTGCAGGATCTGGCACACCTCCGTGCTGTCCAGCCATTCACTGAGGCGTTTCTCCTCCGCCTTGCGGCAGAACCTGTCCACCATTCCGGCCAGCCGGTTGAAACGCGCCATCAATTCCTCAAAAGTCTTTTGCTCGATTACGATTACATTTTCCATAAGATTACCGTTTAATTGTGATTATGCCGCAAAGTAAACGGAATTACGGGCAGAGTCCACCGCTTGTCAGGCGCGTGGCAGCATTTGGCGTTGTCGTGGCAGCCGTTGGCGTTCTTCGGGTACATCTATCTCCCCATCATTCCTGTTCCAGTCCCTGCCCCACACCTTATATATAATATATGGTAAGGCAAGACACCTTATGTACCTTGAGGGATGGAAAC